AAAAAAAAGGGCATTAAAGGCTTGGCTGAAGGCGGCAGTGTAAACATAGACAATTTTAAAGGAATTTTTTGATGTCCAGCGATCCTTTCAAATATGACCTTGGTGCGCACATCTTGAATGAGTACACCAAAGGCATTTATATGAAAAAGCCTATCAAGGTTAAAAAAGTAACTCCTACCAAAAAGACAGGCAAGGGTAGCAAGGAGACTAAGTAATGGCGATACCTCCACAGCCTATGGGCAGCTTGACGGACTCTGGTATTGAAGCTCCAGAGGGAATGAGCGTAGAAGTTCCGCAACCACAGGACTTTGCTGGTGGCGCGGAGGTCATGCAACAGCCTGATGGCAGTGCCATGATACAGGCTCTTATGGGCGGACTCGAAGACGGCGATGGCATGGCTGTCGAGGCCGAACCGTACAACCATGATGCCAACTTGGCAGAAGTCATAGATGACGGTGTTCTTGGTGAGATTTCCAGCGATTTGCGTGCCGCTTATGAAGATGACAAGGAATCAAGAGAAGAGTGGAAAGAAGCATACACAAAAGGTTTAGACCTTCTTGGTATCAAGTATCAGGAGCGCACACAGCCGTTTGAGGGTGCATCTGGTGTAACTCATCCGCTTATCGCTGAGTCTGTCACACAGTTTCAAGCGCAGTCTTACAAGGAACTGTTGCCTGCTGGCGGTCCTGTAAAAACACAGGTTATAGGTTCAAAGACGGCTGAAAAAGAAGCGCAGGCAAGCCGTGTTAAGAATTTCATGAACTATCAGATTACTGAGGTCATGGAGGAGTTTGACCCTGACACAGACCAGATGTTGTTCTATCTGCCCTTGTCTGGTTCTACATTCAAAAAAGTATACTTTGACCAGTCTAAGAACCGTGCTGTATCCGCCTTTGTACCAGCCGAAGACTTGGTTGTGCCATACTCTGCTACTGACCTAGCCACTTCGCCCCGTGTTACGCATGTACTGCGAATGGATGACAATCAGGTTCGTAAACTACAGGTTGCAGGTGTTTACAGAGATGTAGAGATATCCGCAGACGATGAAATGGATGACATCGTTAAGGATAAGGTAGACGAAATAGAGGGCGTAAGCCGTGGATACAAGGATGACACGCACACCATTCTTGAGTTTCACGTTGACCTAGACCTTGAGGGTTTTGAGGATGCAGGTCCAGACGGCGTGCCAACAGGTATCAAACTGCCTTACATTGTAACGCTAGACCACGGTTCTGGTGAGATTCTGTCAATCATCAGGAACTACGACCAAGGCGACCCAGCCAAAATCAAACGTCAGTATTTTGTGCATTACAAGTTCCTACCTGGTCTAGGTTTCTATGGCTTTGGCCTGATACATATGATTGGCGGACTAGGCCGTGCAGCGACTAGCATTCTTCGTCAGTTGATAGATGCAGGCACACTTGCCAATCTACCGTCTGGTTTCAAGGCACGCGGTATCAGGATTCGCAACGATGATGAGCCGTTAGCCCCTGGGGAGTTTCGCGACATTGATGCACCAGGTGGTGACATCCGTAACTCTATCATCCCTTTGCCGTTCAAGGAACCGTCAGGCACGTTAGCGTCTTTGCTGGGTAGTTTGATTGAAGGCGGACGCAGGTTTGTTTCTATTGCAGACCAGCAAATAGGTGAAGGTGGACAACGCGGCGACATGCCTGTAGGCACAACTGTTGCTCTGCTTGAGCGTGGCATGAAGGTTATGTCTGCTATACACAAGCGCCTTCACTACGCACAAAGAAACGAGTTTCGGTTACTTGCAAGAATACTGTCCATAAACCTGCCGCCTGTATATCCGTATGAGGTAGCTGGCGCACCATCTGAGATAAAGGCGCAGGACTTTGATGGGCGTGTAGACGTTCTGCCAGTCTCTGACCCGAATATCTTCTCGATGTCACAGCGTGTTACACTAGCGCAAACACAATTACAGTTGGCACAGTCTAATCCGCAGATTCACAACCTGCATGCCGCGTACAAGAGAATGTATCAGGCATTGGAAGTGCAGAACATTGATGAGATACTGCCTCCAAAACCAGAGCCAAAACCAACAAGCCCAAGCATAGAAAATGCCAAGGCTTTGCAGGGTGAGACTGTGAATGCTTTCCAAGAGCAAGACCATGACGCTCAAATTCAGGCGCATATCTTGTTTATGAAACTGCCGATTGTCTCTGCAAGCCCGAATATTTATGCTATATTCATAGCTCATCTACAAGATCATGTGTCTATGAAAGCACGTTTGACTGTGATGCAGGAAGTACAACAACAACAGGCTCAAGCACAGCAAGCCATGTTGGCGGCACAGATGGGAGCGGTTGACCCAATGGTGGCACAGCAAGCAATGCAAGAGTCCCAGATGATGGATGAAGCAACTATTGAGTCCAGAGTAGCGCAATATGAGGCGCAGTTTACTCAGGAGATAATTCAAATGCTTGCTCCTGCACAAGGACAGCAAGACCCGCTTGTAGCTATCAGAGAACAAGAACTTGCTATCAAGGCCGCAGAATCCCAGCGCAGAGCGCAACAGGATGCTGCTGAGTTGGACTTAGAACGTCAGAAACTCCAACAAAGAGCCATGACTGACGCGGCGCGTATCGAACTCCAAGAGGAGATCGCAGAAGACAGGGCGGATGTAAACAGAGAGCGCATTCAGACCCAACGAGAAATGGCGATGAGGCGTGGCTAGGGAGAATTTAAAATTCTGGCGGAACTCGCGGCTGCAAATGCGGCCTTTACAATTATTAAGAAGGCTGTCCAGAATACTGGAGACATAGCCAAAGCAGGAAGAGCTATATCAGATTTTGTTATAGCAAAGGAGGAACTGCAACGAAAAGGTAATAAGAAAAAGAAGTCTGGAGTTCGTTCATCTGATTTAGAGGAGTTTATGGCTCTGGAAAGCATTCGGCAAAAAGAGCAACAGTTAAAACAGATTATGATTTATACAGGCAGGCCTGGACTTTGGCATGACTGGCAGAAGTTTCAAGCAGACGCTAGGAAAGAACGTAGAGTAAGAGAAGAACTGGCTAGACGCAGAAGAGCAGAACTTGCAGAAGCAATAGGATTAGGTGCAGCGGGTCTATTAGTCGCTTCAATGGTGGCAGGCTTGGTTGCTTGGGTGGCTTGGTTAAAGGGGATGTTTGACTAATGAGTGCAGAAGACGTTGCTAGAAAACTGTTAGAACTTAAAATATTGCCAAGATTCATGATGCTCTGCATGACAGGTGTGTACATTAGATGCATAGAATGGGCACTTTCACAGCCAGATTTGACAACTCAGCAGGCTTCACTAATTTCAGTTGTCACGGGTGCCATGACAGGCAGTCTGGCAGTCTGGCTTAACTCAGAAAAATGAAAGAGTTTGTCCTTGTCATCTCTATGTGGGGTCATACGGGTGCCGAATGGGTATACGTTGGAAACCAAATAGTTTTGCAACAATCTTTTACGAAAGAACAGTGTTACAGTTTGTTACAAAAAGATATGTGGAAAGCCAACTACAACAACGAGTATTTTAAGATGAATATTCAATGTTTTCCTAAAGATTGTGCTGGGAAAGAAGTGTGTGATTAATGCCAGCAAAGCTGAATGAAAATACAGAAGTAGCACTACCCTTACGCAACATCATATCTATGGTTGCGGCGGCATCATTAGCTACTTGGGCGTATTTTGGGATCATAGAACGCTTAAACCAAATTGAAACCAATATCACAATGATGGAATCTGATGTTGAGCATAACACAGAGTTTCGTATAAAATGGCCTCGTGGCGAAATGGGCAGTCTACCAGCCGATTCAGAACAGTTCATGTTGATTGAACATTTAGCCTTAGAGTTTGAAAAACTACAGAGCCAAATCGAAGATGGCAAAGCACCTTATGATCAACAACAGAAACTTACCTTGGAGTTCTATGAGAAACGTATTACGACCATAGAGGAAAACATAGAGAAGTTGCGCAACGGCAATGGTTGAGGTTACATTTGTATTATTGTTGATGATGGGTGGTGAGAAAACTGAATACACGCCATATAAGTCTTTGTCAGAGTGTTTGGCTGTAAGACGTAAGATAAAACGCAACGTAGGCCACACTAATAACTTTGACCAGAAGTGGTCTTGTAAACAGTTTAAAGTAATGGTGTTAAACGGTGAAATCTTGGAGTTTATTGAATGATACAAGCTCTTATAGGACCTGTAGCCAACCTAGCTGGAACATGGCTACAAGGCAAAGCGGAAGAAAAGAAAGCCATAACAGGCGCAAAGGTAGCTAAAGCCAAGGCTGAAGCTACGATAATGGAAAAAAAGGCCACAGGAGAGATCGACTGGGATCTTAAAATGGCTGACGCTTCAGCCTCATCTTGGAAAGACGAGTGGCTTACAATTTTGTTTTCGGTGCCACTTGTGTTAGCCTTCTGTGGTGAGTGGGGCAGAGAAATCGTTTCGGCTGGTTTCACAGCGTTGGATACCATGCCAGAATACTATAGGTATACATTAGGAATTATTGTGTCGGCTTCGTTTGGAACCCGTGCAGCAACCAAGTTCTTTAAAAAATAGGAGTGCGTTATGGCGTTGACAGAAAAACAAATGAAGATTGCTCGTGCGGCTGAACCCAGAGATAAGATTACTGGAGAAGATTTTAAGGCACTGCGCAAGGCATCTGGCGGCATCGTTAAATTTGATGCAGGTGGAGAGGTTGAAAGCAAAGAGCCAAGAATTATAGAGTTAGAAGAACTTGCTGGTTCAGACGATGACGATGTAAGAGAGATTGCAGAGGCAGATCTGTTTAAAGAAAGACCAGAAAATGTTAAAAAATTTCGCGCTGGCGGTGGTGTAGAAGCCTCTGACATGAGCAGAGGCTGTGGTGCCGTTGTAAAAGGCAAGAGCTTCAAGGGGACATTTTAAATGTTACTATTAACTATTTGGCACCCTTGGAGGACATTTTATAATGGACGTTGCAGATTTTGCAAAGTATGTATATAACTTATTAGGTAAGCGAGAGGAACAAATCGCGGACATGCTTACATCTGGTGGTGTTCAAAACTTTGAACAATACCAGCGGCTAGTAGGTGAGGTACAGGGCCTTGTCTATGCTAAAGAAGAACTTAAATCCCTGCTGGAGAAGAACATAGACGATGCCGAAGACTTTATACGTTCCTGACCACATCGCGCAGGCAAAAGACAAACCCTCTGCTAAAGAGGCTTATGTTGAACAAACAGATAGGGTTTTAGACCCGAACCTGATAGATAAATCCTTAACAGAGCGACTACCGCAGCCAACAGGTTGGCGAGTTCTTGTTATGCCTTACGCTGGTAAGGCTAAAACAGACGGTGGTATTTACATTCCAGATCAAGCGCGTGAACGTGAGGCATTAGCCACCGTTGTTGCGTATGTCTTAAAATTAGGACCCTTGGCTTATCAAGACCCAAGCAAGTTTGGTGAAAATCCAGTGCCTTGGTGTGAAGAGGGCAAGTGGGTGTGTATCGGCAGATACGCTGGTTCTAGATTTAAGATTGATGGTGGTGAAGTGCGTATAATCAACGATGATGAGGTTATCGCGACAATACTTGAACCAGATGATGTAAAGCATGTCTAAGGAGAATGAGATGGCGGAAGCTGAAACACAAGTCGTTGAAGAAGAGAATGTTGAAGTTACTCTTGATGACGAGCCTAAGAAAGTTGTTTCGGAAACTGATGTTTCGGATGATGTTGAGGTTAGCGATACTACAGCTTCATCTGATGATGAGTTGGATAACTATAGCAAGGGTGTTCAAAAACGCATTAAAAAACTAACTGAAAAGTACAGGTTTGCAGAGCGAGACAAAGATGAGGCAACTCGTCTTGCTGAAAAGCTCAAAGAAGAGAATGAGCAACTACAGTCCCGTCTTAAAAATCTTGATAGTGGGTTTATTACTGAGTATGGCACACGAATTGAAAGTCAACTGTCACAGGCTAAAGCGGCTTATAAAGACGCTCATGACCGTGGCGATGTTGAAAAAATGTTTGATGCGCAACAGGCGTTGTCAAAGATTGCCATAGAACAAGAGAGGCATAGGCTTGCAAAACAACGACAAGAAGAAAACGCAACAGTCACAGCCCCCGCCCCTGATAATCAGGTTCAACCCAGTGCTGCACCGCAGACGGCAACTCCAGATCCGAAGGCGCAAAAGTGGGCGGAAAAAAATGAATGGTTTGGTGATGACGAGATTATGACCCAAGCCGCATATGTCATAGATAGGCAGTTAATAACTGAAGGGTTTGACGGGACAGAAGATGAGTACTATACTCAATTAGACTCTCGTCTTAGGGAACGGTTCCCGAAAGAGTTGGGATCGAAAGAAAACGAGGGAGGTCAAAGGGTCGCCGCTGCTTCTACCTCCGCATCTCGCAGTACAAAACAGGGGCGCAGGACCGTCAAGTTGTCACCTTCACAGGTAGCTATAGCTAAAAAACTTGGTGTTCCACTTGAAGAATACGCTAAGTATGTAAAGGACTAAGCTATGAGTGAGACAAGAAAACCACGGTCTAATGAAACCCGCGAAAAAACATCGCGCAGAAAGCCTTGGGCACCGCCAAGTCGGTTAGAGGCACCAGATGCTCCAGATGGATACAGGCATCGTTGGATTAGAACATCTCTCAGAGGTGAAGACGATAACATTAACGTCCACGCGAAAATTCGTGAAGGATGGGAACCCGTCAGAGCCGATGAGTATTCTGAGTCTGATTATGCTGTAATTGATGAAGGAACACATACTGGTGTTATTGGACACGGTGGATTAATGCTGGCAAGAATCCCTGAAGAGACAGCGCAGGAAAGAACCGAATATTACCGAGGACGGACTCGCGAACAAATGACTGCTGTGGATCAGGACTTAATGAAGGAGCAACATCCTTCGATGCCTATTACTAACGATAGGCAAAGTCGTGTAACTTTCGGAGGTCGTAAAAACGACTCTGATTCATAGTGAGAAGGAGTTATTCTCATGGCAAATGCAAATGGAGCCTTTGGTCTAAGACCATATGGCATGCTAGGGTCAGCCCCAGCCTCCATTGGTACAACTGAGTATCGCATTGCATCTGACAACTCCAACCCAATCTTCCAAGGCATGCCTGTAATACCGCTTGCCGCTGGAGTGATTGATGACCTACAAGCCGCCGCTGGTGGCACGGTTTCAATCGTGGGTGTGTTCAACGGATGCGAATATGTCAGTTCTACTACTGGAGAAACGGTTTTCTCTAACTTCTGGCCTGGTTCTGGTGCGGATTCTAATTTCCCCGTCAGGGCTTTTCTGTATGATGATCCTGCAATGTTGTTTACCATTGCAACATCCAATGTACAGGCTTCTAACGATACTGAAGCAGAACTTCGTACAGCGGTGTTTGCAAACATTCAGCTTGCAACAGGTAACAGCGGTTCTACCACAACAGGTATTTCCTCTGCGACTGCGGATCTGAACACTGTCGCTAGTACCAATACACATGCTCTGCGTATTATGGGTATTCTTGATGACCCAGAAAACTCAGACTTTAGTGCTGCTGGTATCCCATTAATCGTTCGTATAAACAACCACTTCAATGCTCCTAACGGTGGCATTGCACAGGGCACTGTTTCTACGACTGGCGTATAAGGAGGCTCAGTTATGGCTATTTCTCGCGCACAACTGGCGAAAGAGCTGGAGCCTGGCCTAAATGCTCTATTTGGAATGGAGTATGACAGGTATGAAAACCAGCACGCCGAAATTTTCACCACCGAGTCTTCAGATCGTGCATTTGAAGAAGAGGTAATGCTATCAGGCTTTGGAGCCGCTCCGACTAAAGCGGAAGGTTCTGCCGTCAGTTTTGACGATGCCAACGAAGCATTTACCGCTCGGTACAACCATGAAACCATTGCATTGGCTTTCAGCATTACTGAAGAGGCTGTTGAGGACAATCTTTATGATCGTCTGTCAAGTC